CTTTAAAATAATTTTATTATAGTTTTTCTTTAAATAATACTTTTACTTTCTCCACACCCCTTTAAATTATTGTTCAATTAAGTTAATTAAAATAATATAATAGTATAACTAATTTAATTGAACAATACACCCAAAACCAATCCAATAGAGCAATATTTTAATCAAATAAAACATTACTTAAAATTAAATAAAAAGGTATTGAAATATGATGAATTAGTTATTGAAATAAAAAATGCAATAAAACAAGTTAAAAAAGAAAATTATAAGAATTACTTTGAAAATGCATATAATAAAGATGCTTATAAAGATCATGTTAAAAAAGATTCAACATTAAAAAGAACACCTAAAAATTATAAAAATTAACTTAAATATTTACCATTTATATGTTTTGATGCATAACAATCAGTTGCATAATGACCTTCTCTACCACATCTATAACATGTATTTTTTTGTTTGGATTTAGTTTTATTATTTTTATTTTTGCAATATAAATTTTCATGACAAGTTACACCTTTTAGTGTATCAAATTCTTTATCACAATAACTACAACAAAATACTTCTATTTCTTCATCAGATGAATCTTCTATTTCGTCACCAGTTATTGTTGTTTTTGCATAACAATCAGATGCATAATGTCCTTTTCTATAACATCTATATAAAGATATATAGATATAGTATATTATAATGAGTGCATTAGAAGAAAAAAAGACTAAACCACCAGATAAACCAACTGATTATTTCAAATGTGTTAAGATACCAATTAAACATGTTTTGAAAAATCCAGATATTAATTTACCTAAAATTACAGATGCAGTTATTAAATGTAATAAAATTGTTATTAATACATTAATGTTTATGAAACTTTATTTATTAGATTATTTTGAAAAAAATAACAAACTACCCGAAATAAATAAAGTATTTGTTAATTCTTGTATGAAAATTTTATGTAATGAAAGTGCATCAGGACGACCACCAAAGAAAGAAATTAAAGAACTAAAAGATAAATTAACTGCTTTTTATAATTCTGATTATAAACCATTAATTAAAGATACTAATTTAGATTATACGCATCTTAATACAGTCTTAGATTATCTGACAATTGGAATTATTACAATGTATGAAAATAATATTAAATTACATTATGTCGAATATATTGAAAGATATGTTAATATTGTTTGGAAGAAAAAAGAAACAATTCTTAAAATAAAAGAAGAAAATAAAGAGGAAGAAAAACAAAAAGAATTAGTTAATGAATTTTGCAGACAATTAAGAAAAATTAAGACTGATATTTTAGAAACATCTACAGAATATAAATCAGATGTAAAATATCATAATTGGATTAAAGAAATAAAGAAAACAATAACACCTAACAAAGATAAATACCAAAAAGATAATTTATATTATGATTTACAATGTAATCCGCAAGATTACTTACCATGTATGATTAGAATGATGACAGAAGTTGAAAAAGAAAAAGTAATGATTTATAATATTTTTCCAATGAGAAATGATATAATACCTCATTCTATAAAATTAGATACAACTACATTAGTTCATTTACTTTTTACACAAAAACAAGGAAATAAAACTGATTATTTATTAGAGGGTAATTTGAAGAAATATGAAAATAAAATTTGGGAATTCTTTTTTAGAACTGAAAGACAATGTTTTAAGAAACCTAAATATACTTTTCATCATATGATAGAAACAGATGGAGTAAGTTGTTCAATTTTGATGTTAAGAAATGATTTAATTGGCAAAAGAATACCAAATATTAAAGTAGGTTCAAATACAGAACAATATATTGATGAATTAAGTGATTATAGCAATATTAAAAATAAAAAGATAGTATGTATTGATCCTGGGAAATCTGATATTTTATATTGTGTTGATAATGATAATAAAGAAGCAAATGAATTTAGATATACACAAGATAGTAGAAGAAAAGAATGTAAAATTAAAAAGTATGCTAAAATAATTTTAGAATTCAAGAAAGAAAAAGTAGATGGAAAAACAATAATTGAATATGAAACAGAATTATCCAAACTCAATAGAAAAACATTAATTATAAAAGATTTCAAGGAATATATAAAAAAGAAAAGTGAAATAAATAACAAGTTATACAAGTTTTATGAAAAATATTTATTCAGAAAACTTAAACTAAATGGATATATAAATAAAAAGAAACATGAACAAAAAATGATAAATAATTTCAAAAAAATATTTGGAAAACCTGAAGAAGTAATTATTACAATTGGCGATTGGGAGCAAAAGAAACAAATGAAGTATAAGGAAGCAACTAAAGGAATTGGTATGCGTAAATTATTTAGACAGAATAATTATAAAGTATATTTAGTAGATGAATTTAGAACAAGTTGTATGTGTTCAATATGTAAAGATGAAACAGGAAGATGTGAAAAATTTCAAGTAAGAGAAAATCCAAAACCATATAAAAGTGGTAATGTCTTAGTCCATGGGTTACTCAAGTGTAAAACTTGTAATAATGTATGGAATAGAGATGTAAATGGTGCCACTAATATATACAAAATTGCACAAAATGCAATTAATGGACTTGAACGACCTAAATATTTATGTAAGGAGAAGAAGAAAGAAAATGTAAATGTAAAGGTAGAAAAACTTAAAAAAGAAAAGGTTAAAAAGGTCGTTCAAAAGAAAGCCAATAAATCAGTTGGGGATGTCGCCTTAACAAAATCATAATTTACACGCTCTGCAACGGGCAAACCTTGAAGTTTTATTTTTTGACATTTATTTGTCTCATTTTAAATCTTCAAGGGTGTAAAGGAGTAAATAAATGGTTCATTATAATTTTTAGAAATTGATAATGAGGGTATATTTTTATGAGTTCAATAGTATTGTTAATTCCTACTAAATTATATAAACCTGCGCTATTAAATATGATATATATTATAGTTCTAATAGATAGTAAAATTAATAACAGTTCTTCTTTAATATATTAGATTTAGTTTTTTTTTAATATAAAACACTCAAAAAAACATGCTATTTTAATCTCAAAAGATGTATTTAATCTAAAATTAATTTGATATAATTGATAAATTTAAAATACATGTGATATTTATAGAGGTAATTTAGACAGATTATATAGGTGATATAGATGACAGAGATGGCAGAGATATAGATGACAGAGATGACAGAGATATAGATGACAGAGATGACAGAGATGAAGATAATGAAGTTCCTACCTTATTCATTATTGGGGCAACATATATTTCTGTAAACACATTACCTGATACATTTTTAAATACATCTTTAATATTTGTAATATCAATATTATCATATGTTTTCATATATTTTAGATCCAAATTACCTCCAACAGTTATATTAGAAAATGTGGAAGGTAACACCATATTAATATTACTTGATAAATTCAAATTACCTTTAATTTTTATACTTCCGAAATTTTCCGGTAAGTTTATTAATTGATTGGAACTTAAATTTAAATTACGTCCAATTTGCATTTTTTCAAATTTAATTGGTAATTCGGAAAGCTGATTGGAACTTAAATTCAAATCACGACCAATTTGCATTTTTTCAAAATCGACTGGTAATTCGGCAAGTTTATTAGAACTTAAATTTAAATCACCACCAATTTTCATTATTCTAAGAATGTGAGGTAATTTGGAAAGTTGATTGGAACTTAAATTTAAATCACCACTAATTTGTAAATTTACAAAAGTAAGCGGTAATTGACTAAATTTATTGGAACTTAAATTCAAATCACCCTTAATTACCATTATAAGATTTGGTAATTCAGAAAGTTTATTAGAACTTAAATTCAAACTACCGTTAAATTGTATACTTCCAAAATTTTCCGGTAAGTTTATTAATTGATTGGAGCTTAAATTCAAATCACCATTAATTTTTATACTTCCAAAATTTTCCGGTAAGTTTATTAATTGATTGGAACTTAAATTCAAATCACCATTAATTATCATTTCAAAATTATTTGGTAATTTGGAAAGTTTATTAAAACTTAAATTTAAATCACGACCAATTTTTATAATTCTAAAATTTTTTAGTAATTCTGAAAGTTTATTAGAACTTAAATTTAAATCACGACCAATTTCCATATTTTCAAAATTCTCTGGTAATTCAGAAAGTAGATTGGAACTTAAATTCAAATCACCCTTAACTTTAATATTAAAAAAAGTTTTTGGTAATGATTTAATATTGCTACCACTTAAAATCAAATTACCTGTAAGTTCAAGAAATCCAAAACAATCTGGTAAGACTAACGAAGAAAGAGTCCCAGAAAGATTTCCAGAACAATTTATGCGTAACGTAAAATTTTCTAATTTATTATCAAGTGTATAAGTAGCATCAACAGTAAAATAATCAATATAACTTAAACGTTTCATTACTTCTATTAATTTATCAACCTGTATTTTAGTATTAATTGGTATATAATCTACTTTTATAAAATTAGTGGATTTAGTAGAAGCATCTTTATAGGCTTCTGGTGTTAAAAGATAATTTTCATCTAAAATAATTTTATTTATATTTTCTTCATTTTCTTCACCCGAAGTCCACCAAGAAACTTTTACTAACTCTGGGAATAACTTTATATCTTCTAATATAGCTTTATATAAATTTGAACTTTTATCTATATTTAATTTTATGTGGTCTACTTTATTAGGCGACCAATAGTATATATCTATAAATTCCGACTTTCCAAATCCTAATCCTAATGGTAAATCTAATCCTCCTCTCATGTTTATAGATTTTTTTAAAGTTAAATATTTAGATTTATATTTTAAGTATTTTAATTTAGATAATTCATAATTTGAATATTTACTTGACATTAAAATAATCTATATATTAATTTTAAATAAAATAATTTATTTTATTTTTCAATCATTTTAACTAATTGTTTTTTTGTTATTATTTTAACACCAACATCTTGTGCTTTTTCAACTTTACCGGTTCCTTCGTCAATAGTAGCTTGATCTTTAACTACCAAATAATTAGTATTTTTTGAAACACTAGATGATATTTTAACTCCTTGCAATTCTAATTTTTCTTGTAATACACAATCACGAAATCCAGATAATACCATAGTCATGCCTGATAATTTTGATTCTATAATTTTTTTCTTTATTTCTAATGTGATATATGGTTTTATTTTATTGTAAAATTTAATAAATTCGTCAAAATTATTTACTAATACAGAACTTGTTTTTTCTTCCCAACCTTCTAATTCTTTGATATAGTTTGTAAATTCTTTCTTAGTCCATTTTTTATAATCAGTCATTAAATTTGGATATGCTTCTAGAACTTGTTTCATACGACATTCACCTATTCCTTCACCTAATGTATTTGATGCAGCTATTAATTTAGCAAGAGAAACATTTTGTAAGCTATCTTTAA